CTCATTAGCATGGGGTGCTGCTAATGCGGTAGGGCCCCATTAGCCTTTGTAACGGCACCTCATTAGCATGGGGTGCTGCTAATGCGGTAGGGCCCCATTAGCCTTTGTAACGGCACCTCATTAGCAAACATTCAATTAGCGGCCTCTGTAAGGCCCTAGAAGGTGTCTCTAAAATTGTGCAGGTATGAAACACTGGCTAGCCCAAAACAAAGGCCTTCTAGGCGATTTTAGAGGGTGTAGTTGCTTTTGCTAGTGGGGCCCCTTCAGCATTAGCAGCTCCCCAAAGCCAAGTTCTGAAAACAGCCAATAAAATGGCCAGCCAAAGCAAGAGCTAAGGCAACTAGCTAATGCAGCTATAAGTTTTTCTTATAAGCTGCCAGCTCAACCACATAAAAGGAAAGTGACAAGGTGCAGCAAGCAAAAGCAAGAGAACACACCATGGGAAGGAGAAAAAAGAAAAAACCAGCTTCATTGCAATCGCAACTGCCAGCTGAGTTTATGCAGCAACTGACTAATCGTGCCAATGCAGCAACAGCCAGCATAAAGCAACAAGCTGAGCAAACGAACGCAGAAATTAGCCAACTAAATCAAGCTACGATAGCCAGACTTCAGCAGCAATTGAATGAAATAGAGCAACAAAGACAATCAACATTGGAGGAGCTAAACAGGTTAAGAAGTGAGCTTGGATCAAGTCAGGCTGCCTATAGAGAGGCTTTGAACAACAACTTAAGGAATTCAAGTTCGCTGATGAGCTTGCAAGAGGAAGAGCTGGAAGCCGAGAATTTGAGGCGGAATTTGGAGATGGCCAATCAAGTGGCCACCACAGGATTTGTTAGAAAAACACAGAGAAAAAGGAGAGGGTTGTTTGCCTAATGCCCCGTGTTAAGAAGATGATGCTGCTGGATCAGATGATGGCATCAAGCCGAGCGCAAAACAGGTTGCTCACTCAGCTAAAGCCAGACACAGCAGCCAGAGCCACAGCCAAGAAAAAAGCCAGTGAGCTGATAGAGGGACACAGTGAATTGGAGGTCATGGCATTGACGTCCATCAAGGCATTTGCTGATTTGATCAAGTTCAAAGGCGGGTGGAACAAATTTGGGCAATGCCATGATGAGTTGGTTGAGTTCCTGTGTTTTCCGCAAACGAATGAGGAAGCGCAAGCCAAGCTGAAGCACTTAGGAGATGAAGGGGAGGCGGGATTGCGTCGCTTGGTGCTAATGCCACGAGGGCATTTGAAATCCACAATTGGGACCGTGTTGTATTCGCTGTGGCGCATATATAGAAACCCAGAGATGCGGATTTTAGTGGCGTGTAATTTGCAATCGCTAGCCACCTCATTTATTCGCGAGCTAAGGTCGTATTTAGAAAACAAAGACTTGGAGGCTGTGTGGAACAATCGGCCTCACATAAGTGGGCCTTTATTGCCGGCCTTAGACAAACGATTGCGAGCAAGAAACACGAATGAGGACACGGAAGCAGAAGACAAAAAAGTGATTTGGAACAACACAGCCATTCAAGTTAATAGGCAAGGCAGCTACAAGGAACCGACTGTGTTTGCAACTTCCGTGGGCACTACTGTGACTGGCATGCACTTTGACCTGGTGATTTTGGATGATTTGATTGACTTTAAGAACGTGGAATCACCAGCAAAGAAGCAAATGGTGGAAGAGTGGATTGCAGATGTGGAGTCTGTGTTGAATCCTCCGAATGTTGTGACAATAGCAGGTTTGTTTGAAGACACGGTAGGAGGCGAAATTGTTGTTAATGGCACCAGATACGCAGTAGATGACTATTATGGGCAAATTCTAGAAAGAGCAGATGAACTGGGCTACAAATGCTTTGTTCGCAACATTTACAAGAATGGAGTAGACGCAAGCGAAGGCTATCTGTGGCATGAGAAATATAATGACTACGTTGTTGAAAATCTTAAAGCTAGGTTATCTCCTAGGCGATTCGCGTCCCAATACCTTAACAAAGTCTATGAGAAGGAATACGCTGTCTTCGATGTTTCTGCTATACGTGTTGTCGCTGACTCTTGTTTCGGTCTTAACAGCGGCCACAGCTATTTCAGCGTGCCTGGCTCCAGTAAACTGGATAGAGTTTTTCCAATCATTGCTGTCGACCCATCGTTTGCAGGAACCAAAACTGCAGATGAGTGTGCCATCCTCGGAGGCTTCAAGCTCAGCGACGGCACCCTCGTTGTCCAAGAAGCCATAGTGGATCAAATGAGCGGCAGTCGCATGGTAGAAGCTTTGAAAGACATGGCCTACAGGCTCAACACGGTAAGAGTGTTTTATGAAGAGAATGGAGTGGGGTTGTTAGTACCAGAGCTGCTGAAGCATGAGGCGGCGTTTGTGAATGGTAGGCCATTGGTGGCTAATGGGCATTTTGAAACACGCTCAAAAGAAAGCAAAATAGTTGGTGTGTTGGAACTTCCCATAGCAGCAGGGAAGTTGTGGGTGTCAGAAAAAGTGCGCAACAATGAGAAGATTTGGAAGCAGCTAACCGACTATCCAGCAGTGAGAAATGACGACTTCTTAGATGCGTTGGTGATTTTGTATGAAAATAGCCGACCAACAAGAGAAATTGTGCAACAAACTCTGCCTCTTATGACAAGTAAATTGTCTGTGTTTAACAAGCCAGAGCCGGCGTCGTATTTAGCAGCTTTTAATTCGTTTTTTAGCTAGAAGAAAATGAGCCACAATGGAAACCAACCAAGTAATCTCAACAATTGTTACTCAAGAGAGACAAGCCAGATCGGCTTTAAATGCCAAGTGGCTGGAATTGTGGAACCTGTATAAAACCAAGCCATTGAGAGTGCAACATGATGCAGGGTGGCATTCAAAGCTCAATGATGGACGCATTTTTGAAATCATCGAAACAGTGGGCGCTTACTTTCGCAATGCGTTGTTTTTTAGCGACTATTGGGTGGAATTGGAAAGCCGCGAACCTGGGTTGGCAGAAATTACCCCCTTAGCATCTGCCTACTTCAGAGACTCTTTAAATGCCAGCAACTTCTATCGAGAGTTGAGAGTGGCCACAACGCAGCTGCTGTTGCTTGGCTTTTCAGCCATGAGAGTGTTTTGGGACGATGGCCTAAAGTTTGAGGCGTTAAATGCGCTGAATTTGTACATAGAAAGCAGCCGCAGATACGATCCCAAATTCTCCTATGTGTTTAGGGAGCATTTGCTGAACAAAGCCGAGTTCTTAGAATGGGTGGCAGCTGGGTGGCTGAATAAGCTGGAAGCAGAGGATGCGGAAGCAGCATTTGCCAAGCTAGCCACAACGAAGCCAACTTCTAATTTGCTTTCGTTACAATCGCCAACCACCAACTTTCATGAGTTTGTGGAAGTTGTTGAGTTTTATGACCCAATAGAAGGCAGCCTCTACCGCTGTGTTGATGACAAGGTCTTGCATGAAGAAGATGGCCTAGACTATCCACCTTGGCATGTGGCTGTGTTATTTGAAACACCAGAAGATGCCTATGGCGTGTCGTTGATTGACAGCAGCTTGGGGCTGGTCTTAGAGAACAACATTCTAATGAACCGCCGTCTAGACAACATTGCTGTGTCAATCGACAACATGTGGCTGTTCGTTGATGATGGCGTAACTGACCCAGCTAGCATCAAAACAGAACCAGGCAAAGTCATTACAGTAGCCAGACCAGATGCAGTGTTGCCATTGCGTCCACCAGCTAACAACTTCAACATCACCTACAATGAAGCTTCTGTGTTGGATGCCAAAATAGATCGCAACATTGGCACAGGCGCCATGATAAGCGCCAACACCTACAGAAGTGGAGAGCGGGTAACTGCACAAGAAATTCAAGCAGTCAAGGAAGCTGGTGGTAACCGACTAACCGATGTTTATGAGCTGTTTGAGAAAAACTTTGTGTTGCCTCTCTTGCACCAAGCCTATGCAGTGTTAAGACAACACACCAAATCAGCTCAGGTGGTAAAACGCAAAAGCAACAAGCCAGGCATTAATGACTACTTCAAGATCCTCCCATCTGATTTGAGAAAAGACTTTTCTGTGCGAATAACAGCCACCCAAAGCCTGTTAAACCGGGATCGCAAAATTAAGACAATGACCGACTTCTTGTCGATTGTGGCTTCTGTGCCTCAATTCAACAACTTGGTAGATTGGCAAGCCATGTTTGCTGATCTCCTCCTAAATTTTGGATTTGATGATCCAACCAGGTACGTGCTCAAGCAAGAGCCAGCTTCAGATGCGCCTCAGCAAAAGCCCATGTCAGCTTTGGAAGAACTGAATCAAGAGCTGACCAACATAGGAGGACCAGCCTATAGCTTGGCACTAAAAGAAGCCATTGCCGCAGGCAAACTACCTGATGCAATTAGGTCTTTGATTGGTGTGTCTCCACAACAAGAACCAGATCAGATACAAGACAATGCCATTATGGCCGCTATGGCGGCACCACAAGCTGAATAAACCACGTAATAAAGCATAGGAAAGCACGAAGAAACTACTATGGTAGCCGCACAAGAACAAACACCAACCAACCTAGACAAAAACCTGGTAATTAAAAACGAACCAATTCCTGTGTCAACACGACCAGATCTGCTTAGGTTGAATTTGCCAAATCAGCCTCAGCTGCAAGAGCAAGAGCAAGAGCAAGAGCAGCCAGAGCCACCTGAACAGCCTGAGCAGCTAATGGTGGCAGAGGAGCCACAAGAGCAAGCAACCGAACAAGAAGACGAACAGCCAACATCAGCGTTTGTGGCTGAATTTGAAAAGTTTTTTGGTGTGAAGCCCGATGAAGCAGTAGAGACTGTGAATCAGCTCCTAGCCTTTAGAGACGAAATGAGGCTAATGCGAGCATGGGGAGTTTCACCTGCTGAATATGACAAACGAATGGAAGTAGTGCGTGCCTTTTACAACAAGCTTCCAGAAGAAGGCAAAGACCAATACAACTCAGTAGAAGGAGCAATTGCCATCTGGGATTTTCTCACCAAAACAGGCCAAGCTAAAGCAACCTCATCCAAGCCAACTCCTCAGGCTGTGTCCAGAATTAAGCAAGCTGCTTTACCACAACCTGAGTTAATTAAGAAATCCGATATTCTCCGCATGGATGAGCGCACTTACAAAGCTAATTTGCCCAAAATAACACAAGCCTTTAGAGAAGGACGCGTTATCGACGACGTATAGGAAAGGACTAGCCTATGCCATTCAACACAAGCAACAACACCAACTTTGATTTACAAGCTACCTACCGTGGTGACCTCTACACCAAGCAAGGTGTGGAAAAGTGGATTAAGCAACAATGGTCTACCATGGTAAGGCGTGAGCTGGAAGCCAACCTCCTCATGCGACAATTCATTATGAACTTGTCGTTTCCAGATGGGAGACACGGTGACCAAGTTCACATTCCCACTCTTGGTAAGCTCGGTGTAAATACCAAGCAGCCGTCCATTCCAGTGGAGCTGCAAAAGACCGACACAGACAAAATGACCATTAGGATTGACCAATACAAAGAATGCTCTTTCATGATTGAAGATATTGCCTCAATCATGTTGGATCCTAGTGGGCTACTGACGTCTAATTTGGCCAAAGAAGCCGCCTATGCAATCAACAGAGACCTAGAGTCGTATTTGCTGGGATTACGTGCCATAACCCACTCCTATTCCAACCAAGTTGTTTGGTCAACCAGTGATGGTACAAATGGAGCAAGCTCAACCTCCAAGCCATTCACAATTGATGCCTTTTTGAAAGCCAAGCTAATCCTAGACCAAAACAACGTACCTGCAGAAGGGCGTGTCTTAATAGTTGACCCAGTCCAATATGCTCAGTTGTTGGCATTGGATAAGGTGCAGAGCATGTTCTATCGCACATCGGCTCCGTTAGAAAACGGCATAGTTGGAACATTGCTGGGTGTGCCTGTGTATATGAGCTCTCTAATGAGCGCCAATGCAAACAATGGCTATTTCATCAAGCCTGGTGTAAATGGACCAACGCCTGGTGTTGGCAATACAACAACCAATCAGTATTTTCCAACTCAAGGATCACCGGCTTCAATTCAGTCACTGCCAACTCAATGGAACAACTCAGGCAACACAGGAAAAGCAGCAGAAGTGCACTCGGCCATTATGATGCATCGTGATGCGTTTGTGCTGGCTATGTTGCAAGAACCAAAAACTGAAATGAGCCGAGAAACTTTGTATTTGGCAGATGCAGTGGTTACTAGCACATTATACGGAGCCCGTGACTACAGGCCTGAGTGTGCAGTGATTATTCACACCAACGGAGAAGTTCCCAACGTAACTTAAGAGACACACAACCATGAAATTGCTAGAATTTGTCAACAGCATACTTGCATTAATTGGTGAGCAGCGGCTAGCGTCCACCTCAGGCTCATTAGGAACATTGACCAAGAATGTGGCGCAATCAGCCGTTGTGTCGGTTGCAGCAGCTGTTCGACCTCAGCAATTTGAGCACATGGTTGTTGTCACCAATTTAGTGCAGCAGTTGCCAGCAGAAGTTCTTCAGATTTTCTCTGTGTTTAGAAAAGCACAAGGAAAACTGAGTCGTCTGCAGCAACTGCCGTTTGAAGAGCTGAGTAACTACATTGGCTATTGCCTGGTAGGCAACACAATTTTTGTGAGTCCCTTAATAACCGACACGCCTTTGGAAATTCAGTTGCATTGCTTGTTGGTACCAACTCTGCCTGCTTCGGATGATGACGACATTCCTCTTCCAAGCACCATTGTGCCAGCTGTGCAACACGTGGCAGCTAGCATTTTATTGCTGTCTTATTTGGATGATGTCAACCAAGCTGCCTTGCACCGCAACATTGCAGACCAAATGATTGCGTTGTTGAGGGGCACAACAGGCATTAGTAGAGGTCGAACTTTCAACATTGGCTATGGCACGTGACAATATCACACCCTCTCTTTCATTAGAAGAACAATTTTCAATTGCTTCCCTCAACACCTTAGCGGATCAAATGAGTCGTGAACAAGCAATTGAAATGCTAAAACAAGTTTATTTGCTGTATGTGGCAACACGCAGATTGCTTTTAAATGAAATGGCCAACTCACTTCCGCAGCTAGCTTATGACTCTAATACGAGAGCACCAAAGGAAGAAAGCTGAGCAGCAACAGCCAATGCTGCCCAAATTAAAACCAGCTCCCTTGTCAGTAGTGGAGCAACCACAAGACCAACCAGATCAACTGGCTGTGTCTCTGGATGAGCCTGTGTTAAAAGAACCTCCACCTACCACGTTGGTTCAGCAGCAGCCTCAAGCAACTCAACAACAGCCACAAGAGACTCAGCCTCAGCAGCTAGAGCCAAAGACTGAGCAAGAGGTGGAATTTCGTGCCTCTGTTTCGTTTGCTGACCAAATTCTACAAGGCAATATAAAGCCTTTGTCAGTGGACACAGGAGCTCCAAGCCAGGAGTCCATTATTGAAGGAATCAGACAAACCAGCCTACCTCCTGTGTTGACTGACATTGGAAGTGAGTATGGAGATGCCCTAATTTATGCACCAGAAATTATTGCTACAAAAGTCCCAACGGTCTATAACACGCTTGATCCAACCTCCACCCGAGATCTTATCAAGCAAGGCTATGCTGGGATTAACGACGCTGCAGCCCGCAGATTCGCAGAGCGACAAGCAGCCACAGAACAAGCCCAGCGCATCTTAGAAAAAAGGGACAGCCTTCCAAACGTTCCAAGAGTGGATCGTCCATGGAATGCCAGACCTGCTGAGCATAGTAATAATCCTTGGTTGGATATTTTATTTGGCAAAGAAGAGGTAAGAAACAGCACCAGATTCTCGCCCAACTTAGATCCACGCAAAGCCTCGTATGGACAAGCTGGTTCAGGCTTGTTGGGCGGACTCAACTACATTATTGGCCTTCCTCTCAATTTTTTAGCTGGATTAGGAGCAGAAATTGAGGATTTAAAAAGGCGGTGGGATGAAAAGGCGTTGCTCAAATTGGCTGAATCCAATCCAGGAGCAGCCATGGCAACTGCTGCTTTTATAAGAGGCAAATCCAAAACTCCTTTTGTAAACAGAAACTTTATTACGACTGACAAAGGCATTGTTGCAAACACACCAAACAAAGAAGCAATTGAGTATGCCCAACGCTACATAAGAGAATTATTTAAGCCTCAGAAACGCACCAATGCCATCATTGGCTATGACGAAACCAAGGCCAGCCAACGTAATTTGCTAATTGAAGCTCTTAGAGGCGCTCAACTAGGTGACACCAATGATCCCAAAGAAACTAATAAGGGCGTGTTTTTCTCACCTAGGCGGCCAAGGAACGTGAGGGGAGCCCCAGCCACAACTCCAATTAAGGCAGCACGTCCAGTTCAACAATTTGTGAATGATGTGTTTGCTGTGGCTAAAGCCGACCCATTAGGCACAGGAATTGAGCTTTTCACTCAACTTTTTCTTGATCCGTGGAACTGGGCATTGTCTGCTCCTGTGGGCACAGCCATTAAACGACTTGCTCAAGCAGCTAGGCGCACAACAACATCCAACACCGCTCAAGCTGCTAAAGCGGCTTTGACTGTGCAACGAGCCTCCAAAGCCACTCAACAAGTGGTTAACAGGGCCTCTTCCGTGTTACCACCACCCCCAGCAGCAGCCAGACAAGCAACCAAAGCGGCTCAACAAGCAGCTTCTGCTACAGGCACAGCATCAGCACAAGCCACTAGAGCAGCAGCTCAAGCAACTGGGGCAGCAGGCCAAGCAGCATCTGCATCAGCTCAACAAGCCACCAGAGTGGCTGGTAGTTTGCCCCTCAATGAAGCCACTCAAGTGGCTCAACAAGCTGCTCAGGCAGCTGCACAATCAGCCCAAGGAGCTGCTCAAGCCGCAGCAGTGGCTATGGCCGCCTCCAGATCATCATCTCCTTCTGCAGCCAGGTCAGCTGCCAGATCCGCTAGACAAGCAGCAGAAGCTGCTCAACAAGCAGCTGAGGTGGCAAGAAGGGCGGCTCAAGCTGCAGGAGAGCCCATTAGTGAGCTGCTAACTCCCAAAGTAGGGGGCAGATCAGCTTCTCAAGTGGCAAGTTCAGCAGCAGAAGCAGCTGCCTACTACGCCAAATTGGCAGAAGAAGCAGCAGCAGCATTGCAACAAAAACTGACTGGCAGAACTGCCTCCCAATTACCTGGTTCAGCTCCTCGTGTTCCATTACCTGCTGGTCCTGACTCACCCAAATTACCAGGCGCACCAGAGTCTCCTCAGCTCATGGGACGACAGCCAGCACCAGCACTGGAAGGAGCAGCAGATGCTCCTCAACTAACAGGCAAAGCAGATTCGCCTCAGTTGCCTGGAGCTCCACCATCACCAGCACTGGAAGGGGCTCCTGATTTGCCTAGGTTGGGTGGTACCCCGCCTGCTCCTGCCTTAGAAGGAACACAGGAACTTCCTCAATTAGCTGGAAAAGCACCTTCTCCTGCCTTAGAAGGAGCAGCAGAACTGCCTCAGCTGACTGGCAAAGCACCTGCTCCTGCTTTGGAAGGCGCCCCAGAAGCTCCTGCTTTGACTGGTGTGCCAGAAGCCCCAGCACTTGAGGGTGCTCCTGATTTGCCTGTGTTAAGAGGCACACCCGAATCTCCTCAACTACCTGGTGTGTCTCCAGCACCTGCATTGAGAGGAACTCCGCCTGCGCCTGCTTTGGAAGGAGCAGCAGAAGCACCTACACGCCCACTTCTGGAAGGAAGTGCAGAGCCACCTAAGTTGATGGGCAAAGCACAAGCGCCAGCACTAGAAGGAGCAGCAGAGGCTCCCAAATTACAAGGAGCAGCTGAACCACTAGCACTGCCAGAAGGGTTTGCACCTCCAGCTGTTGTGTCAGTAGAAACGGAAGCTCCCATTAAGCTTACTAGGGAAGCTCTAAAAGCTGAGCCCACTAGAGCCAAATTTGGGTTGCAAAATGCTAATGAGGTGATGACGCAGTATTTGCAACCAGTGGGCAAACCCAAAACCAAACTACCAAGAAATTCTCCTGCTGAAGTGGCTCTCAGAGTGGGCGTTGGCAAACCATCTCCTAACAAAATCGAAGTGCCTGCTAATTTGGTGCTCAAAGGCATTGATGATGCACCAGGAGGAGTTAGAGGAGCAGCCACTAAAACCCTCTTAGATGCTGCAGAGCAACTGGCAGCAAACAAAGCTGTTGTAAATGCTCAATTGGCTGCTTTAGATGAGTTGTTTACTTTGGCTGTTGACTTTGGTAGAAAACCACTAGACAGAGCTGCGTATGAGCTTCTCACTCCAGCCACTATTAAGAGGGTATTACAAACAGGCGGAAGGTTGAACTTACCTCCCAAAGCATTTCGTAGCTTGTCTAAACGAATTCGTGATCTTCTCGAAATTGGAGACTATGATGCCATAGCAGCAGTAGATGAGCTGGTACGCAGTGGCAGTTTTGATGCCATTGCCAATTCAATTAGTGCAGCCAATAATTCTGTGTTGTCCAGGTTTCCAAGAGTGGCACAAGAAGATAAGCTGGCACTAAAGTCTCTCAATATTGAAAAAACCAACAAGTTCTTAATTGACCTTCCCAAAACTTTGTATCATGGCACAGCCATTAGTGAGTGGAGTCCTAATTACAACCTCGACCTGTTTGCTACCAGAGGAGAACTGGGATCTGGGCTGTATTTCATGGACAAAAGCAAATCAGCTGAGTTGTATGCCAAAGCACTGGTCACTGACAATGTGGCGCCTGAAACGCTGAGAAAAACCATCAATCCTGCTGTGTATGCTGTGCAACATAAACTAGAGACCACGTTAAATGCTAGGGCAGAGCTGACGAAGGACTTGGTTGCGTCAATTGTGCAGGCTCTTCCGCCCAACTTAAGAAATCCTCTTTTAAGAAAAGAAACTCAATCATTTAGTGAGCTTTTAGATGCTTTAGAAGAACAAATTGTTAAGCAAAACCTGGACACGTCAGAAGAAGGACTTAGAAGGATTAGCAATGCAATCAGCTCTGGTTTACGCCGTACAGGATTTGATAGCGTGTTTGATCCTCAGTCTGGGTTTATTATGGCACTGGATGAAAGCAGCCTCAAAACCTCTAAAGTGAAGCCAGTAGAACCACCCACCTCTGCCATGGAAGCAATTGTGGCTCGCTACAATGCTGATGCGTTTGCTGCCTATCATTTTCCTGAGCGTTTGTCGGCAGACGCCAACCTCAGAGATAGCACAGCCAAACTCCTCAATCAACTAAACGAATCAATTGATTTGCGATTGCGTGAAGTACAACAAGAGCTTATTAGAAGAGGAGCACAACCAAGAGATTCTGTGTTGCCTCCTATGCCAGAACGCACTACCATGCCCACCACTGTTGAAGAAGCCCTAAGAAAATTTGCAGCAAGGAGCACATCACCATGCCAGCCATAAAGTGTCCGCCACCGCCTCAACCAAACAAACTCAGCAACTTACCTGGTTCAGAAGTGGAAAAGCGAATTAAGCAGCATTATGATGAGCTCATCAAGCAAGCAGGCGTTTTGAGCCCCTATCACGTGATGGAGCTCAGACTGCAAAAAGACTATGCTCTTAAGGCATTGGCTGCTGCCCATCTTCCTGTGTTGAAAAACTACAACCGCTTAGAAAGTTGGTTGGCCAAAAACCTGGGATGGAAAAGCTGGCTGTGGCAAGCTCCTTTTGAAGCCATGACAGAAGCAGGAGCTGTGCGCTATGCCTTGTTAGATCGCATTAATTTGGCTAAGAACTTGGTAGAAACTGCCTCAATTTATAAGGCCCTCCCAGACATTGAGCAAATGTACAAGCAGCTTAAGCAGGCTTTGCCTAGCTTGCCTGAGTTGCAACTTCAAGAGCTGCTCTATGATCACATTGTCATTGGCCAATACCCAAAGCTCTATAATGTTATTGACTCTCCAGTGGTGAGAAACCAGCTAATTGCTCGCTACAACAAGCACATCACCAAGCTACAAGAGCTGGGAGTTGACACAGCATCCATTCAACTTTTGGATAGGTTAAGTGGCCGTGTTAGTGAAGCATTTGACAACCTTCGCTACATTGCCGCCAAAGAAGGCCTAGATATTCAGACTTTGAAAAACGGAGGCTATTTTCCAATTAGGGCACAGGAAGAAGCTAAGCGCCTTATGCAGGCTTTTTCAGAAGAAGTGGATTTGAATGCCCGAGCAGCCTTCATTGATCCCAACGAATTTTTCCTCTATGCTCGTGCAAGTAATGTGCCGCTTGTGCTGAAGCCCAAGACGTTGGCCATCATGCTAGGCATGAAAGAAAACGAACTCATGGACATTGCCACAACACCAGGAGCTTTGTCTAATCTGCTCAACAACCGCTTCACACCAGACAAAATTGAAAAACTATTTGAAGGCGGCATTCTAACTCAAGCTCCAGCCATGAGTGATGAGCTGACCAACTTCTTTAGAGCCAAACTAGATTTGCCAATTCGCAACTTAGGCGAAGCAATTGTGTTGGATCCAGTGACAGCAATAAAAAACTATGCGGATCAGCTAAAAGATGCAGTGGCTAAATCCACAATTGTTAAGGACTTACTAACAGAAGGCATTGAAAAAGGATGGGTGGTTGACAGCTCTTTCATTCGCTCCAACACCAAAGACTATGTCAAATTATCAAACAATTCTGTGTTAAGAAAAGCATTTGAAGAAGCTGGTGTGGCGCCTGACTTGCAATCCCTTTACATTCACCGTACAGCCGCTGATCAAATAAGCAGCATTTTGCAACTCAACCAAAGTTGGGCTGACTTGGGCATGGTAGGACAGCTGGTGCAAACTTGGGTGTTGCCCTACACTAGGTTGTTTAGAAAATTGGCATTGTTGGCAGCTCCAATCAACTACATAAAAAGAGTCATGATGCAAAACATTGTGGCTCTCTATGCAGCTACAGGCGACCTAACACAGCTAGGCATTGCCACAGCCGAAGTGACCAGAGCCTTTGCCCAAAAGAACTTGGATGTGTTTAATAAAAACGCCACTGTTGTGATTGGCAACACAACCTATTCGCTTCGTGACTTGTTTGAAATTACCATGCTCAAACGCGGTGGCGATTTCATCACAGCTTTGGGAGAGCGGTTGGAAAACGTGAGACATCCGCTAGAGCGCCTCAACGTTAAATCCATGCAACGCTTTTTGCTATTTAACAAAGCCTATCATGCCAAGTTTGGTTCGCCTTTCACTGGCAAAATACAAGCCACTGCAGACATGCTCAAAGAAATGACAAAAGCCCCATTTGATGCAGCTTATGCAGTTTTGGCAGCCATAAACCAACACTCAGATTTTGCTGCACGTTGGGCTGCTGTGCGGACTTTGGCTTTCAAACGAGGCAAAGAATTTGCTTCCATTGATGATTTGATTCGCCACACAGATGAGTTTTTCCAAATCAACATTGACACAGGATCATTTGGCCGTGTGTTGGGAAGCGTGGGCATGCCGTTTGCTTCTTTTGCTTTGGTGGCACCTGGTTCAGCGTTGCGCTACACCCTCATGTATCCGTGGCGAGCTGCTCGCATGCTCAAGCTCTACACCTATGCCATGAATGGAAATCAGCTAACTGATGCAGAGATGGCCCAATGGCAAAAAGACGATTATGTGATTGCCATTGCTAAAGACCCTGACACAGGAAAAGCCTATGGTGTTATGCCCACCACCATTGACTTCTACTTATCCAGCTACGCTTGGTTTCGTGAATTGGCCGAAGACATTGGGCGAGCTTCTGGTGCACCTGTGGGCAGCGTAAAAGAGCAAGTTGAGCAAGCCAAAAACCCATTAAAGCCATTTGAAGATGCTTTGAAAGACTTGGTGTCTAAAACCTACATAAGTGCATTCTTTCCCTTCTTAGGCATTAAACCAGACACACTAGAGCCCCTATCAGATCCAGAACAAGAAGACACTCTGCTTGGCATTCCAATGCCAAAAGCACTTAGAGAAGCAGCAATTCGCGTGTTTCCAATTCTCAAGTCAGCGGATGAGAGGTGGTTGCCTGCTGAAGTGGTTGGTCAAGCTCGTCGTGCGTCAGGAGACTTCAAAGAAATTCAACCAGCGCAGCCAGGGTGGCTGGGACGCACTCCTTCCACTGGTGGCAAACGCCCAATCACACAGCCAGTTGAGGAATTTGGTTGGTTTTTCAAAAACATTGCTGGGCTGACGTTAGTGTCAATTGATCCTCAGCAAAACCTGATCCGCTCTTATGAAGATTTTGACAAACTCCAAACCAACATTAGTAGCACCCTCAACAAAATCAACCGCCGCCTCCTCACTGAAGCTCCCACATTATCTGAAGAAGATAAAGCAGCATTGGAAACACAACGCAAATTGTTGCTCAGATTACGAGTTGTGCTCAAATACAACAAGTTCTTGGTTGACAAACTAGCAGAGCAACGTGGGCTGGCTAAACCCAGCGCTCTCAAGATCTTACGCTCTCGGCTGACTAATGCCATAAAGCCAACTGAACTAGATGAAATAGAAGCTTTTATTGACTACTACTTGAAAAACACACCATGAACAAACCTCGTGTTATTCGAATCAATAACAAAAGCGGCTCTTCCTTCACCTTAGACGTTACTGAACTCCACCTTAGCAACAACCTCAGTGAGCGTGACTTTTATGTGCTTCACAACGGAGAAGACAAAACCAGCCTCTACACCAAAACTAGCCAAACCACTCTGACTTACAATGGCCCAAACGTGGCAGCTGGTACCGTAATTCAAACAGCTAGGCAAACAATTGTGCAACCAGCTGATATCACTTTTCTTTCTGTGTCAACAGCTCACGATCTAACACTGGCTCTCACCAAACTAAAGAAAGCTTCAGAAGATATTGAAGCCCACCTCAACTTTGTACTTACCCAACTGGAATCAGGTGGTATAGGCATACTTCCCTCCTCAGTCATAAATGAAGCCTATGGAAGCAGCTGGGATGGAGATACCATAGCAGCTCCAAGCCGCAACAGCGTGTATCAGCGCTTAAATCAGCTCTTTACTGGCTCAAACCAACTCACAGGCACCTATGACATAACAAGTGGCTCTGTGTTGGTTCCAACTCAAGCTAATTCAAATTCTTCTACAAACGCGGCATCCACAGCGTTTGTTAGCAACAAACTCAATGAGCTACTAGAAGCTAACAACACATTCTCAGGCAACAACACATTTTCAGGCTCAAACACAGTAAGCGGAAGCTTGAATGTGCCAACAAGACCTAACACAAGCAACTCAACATCGGCTGCCTCCACAGCTTTTGTTAATAACAAACTAACTGAATTTAAGGAATCAAACAACACATTCACTGGCTCGAACACGTTCAGCGGCAGCATTAGTGTGCCAACTCTCTCAGATGCACGCAATAGCAGCACCAATGCAGCCTCTACTGAATTTGTGCACAACGCCATCTACAGCAACACTTGGGTGGTTGCAACTTGCAACAACAACCCAAGCCTAACCATTCAGAGCTGGTTAGATTTGCCTTTAAACCAGGCTCTTGTAAACAGAGGATCTTCCTACAACACAAGCAACTTCATCTGGACTTGCCCTGAAACTGGTGTGTGGAAATTTTCTATTTATTTCTGCCCATTCGCTATCGGAGGCACTCAACCAACCCAGACTGAATCAGCAATTGTGTTAACTGACACCTCCAACAATTTTATTCAGCAAATTGCAGGAAACACAGAAACGAAACCCTATGGCAGATCTATAGGTGCAATTGCTGTTAGTCTATCAGCTAACACCCAATACAAAGTTCGTTACCTAATAGCTCCAGTAGGTGGTGTAGGATTTACTTACTATTTAAGGCTTGCATCAGAATTGGCGCCAATTTTAATAATTGAAAGAATTGCCTAGCATCAACCAATGTTTCAACAATAAGGAATCACATTACTCAAAGCAAAACAAAAGCCCAGCCACATGAGCTAGGGCTTTTAGTTGCTTTTATTTGCTTTATAAAACTAGTCCTTTGCTGCGCAGCACTTGCTCACGCAGGCCGTATTTGGCAAGCGTGAGTTGGTCAATTAAAGGAATTTCATCTGCATGCTCAAAATTAAAGAGCATGCGGCTAATAATTGGACATTGTTTCTTTAGCTGCTCTGAAATTGCAACAGCCACTTCCCTTATTTCTTTTTGTGCTGTTTTGTGAAGGCGTTGGTTGAGGGTGGTAATCCACTCTCGCACAGTGCCGTTCATGATGAGCTTAGTAGAAGCAGCTTCAGGAAGCACCATACGAGCACATTCCCTAGCCACTCCTGCTTGCAGCAGCTGCTTATAAACACACAGGGAATTAGTGAGGGTTGTGGTAACCAGCTGCTGCAGCTCCGGCTCGTCAAGGACTTGCTCAGAAGATTGGCGGTTGGTAGTTGATTGCTGACGCAGCTCCACTGGTTCAATGCTGGCAATTTCCATGTAGCGTTGACTTAGCTCCTGCGGTCTAATGCTCCAATGCCGCAGTAGTTCACGGCCAATGGCGCGGCTGGTTTCAATTTCAAAAACCAAGTTGGCCATTTGAAACACAGACCAATGGCCATTAATTAGGCAATGACGGAGCAGCTTGTGCGGCTCATCAAACAAGTGCTCTGCGTCTCTGCCGCTGGAAATGCGGGCAATGCCAACCAAAATCTCATCAATGCTGCGGTTGGCATATTCGGAAGAAGGCGCACCACAAGTAAAGGCAATCAACCTAACCTGCATCGTCATCGTCCTTTAGGAAAAGGAAAATTTCTGTGTTTGTGTCTGAGCTTAAATTCGAAGGCAGCATGTCATCGGGAATGTCCTCATCTGGTACATCCTTAAATTGCTCATTCACTTCCCGCATGACTTGCTCTGCCCACTCTAGCAGGCTATTGTCTTTGTCTTCGTCATTGTCATTGTGATTGCGTATCATATTCTACCTCATCATCTCCAGTGGCAATTGAGTAATCAAAATCAAAATCCTCCTCTATATCATCATCAAAGGTTTCTTCTCTAGGCGGAAATTTGTAAGTGGTCAGAATTTGTTGCTTTAAGCTGGGTTCATTCCACTCTTCTGGTGGCTCGAGTCCCCACAGCTGCTTAATCATTTCTTCTCGTGTCATTTCTTTTTCTGGCTCTCCAACATGCCAGAACCAATCATCCACAATCTCATGCCAAAGAACCGAATATTGTTTTGCATACTCAGAAACCATGGTGCCTCCTAATAAACAATAGCTAGTTTGCTGTGTTGTTCAAAGAAAGCCACAGTAGTTGGCACACTCTCTTGGAGCATGTCTTTGTCTCTGCCGCTAACCACTCGCTTGACAGCTCGTTTGGCTTGATAAGAGGCCTCGTCTGTGCCTGCTGGAGCAAAAATGAAAAACACAGAATCAAAAACCAGTTTGAGTAATTCAGGCTCCAGTTTTAAGCCTAGCCGCTTGGCGATGGCAAGGTTAGTTTCAACGTGTACTCGTTCATCGTCATTAATCCACTGGCCGACAGTGGCAGCATACACATCGCCGCACTTAATAAACAGTGGTAAGATGGTAAAAAACAAGCCACACTCTAGCGTGTAGGCAGCCATTATTGGATGAGCAGCAGTGGTTGACCAACGCTGCACAAGCTCATTTGCTGCTTGGCTAGAATGAGGTCCTTCATAATAATCAGCCAAATACTGAAGCACTTTATCGTGTTTTTCTTCGTCCAGGCTGTTGCGACTTAGGTTGGCTTTAATGGTTGCCTCCTCGTCTTTGGGCAACTCTTGGCCATTAGCTGTGGCAAGCACCCAGTCCTTTACTTGCAACTCAAGCGCAGCAAAAGCCAAACACCGCCTAATAATTTCTTCTTGTGTGGGGTTTTGAGTTGGTGGTTTGCTAGCGGCTGCTGGCTTTGGTTGCCAATCTGGCATGCGGCGGCTGTTTTGATAATGAGAGAGTTGGTCTTTAAGAGTTATTTTCATCTGGTGTCACCTGATCCAGCAAATAAGGTTTTGTTTGCAGCACGTTGCTTCAGCTTATTCACATTCGCTCGGGCAACTTGAGAAAATGACACAGGAGAAAGTTTTAGTTTTCTTGTCAAATTAAGGTTGGTAAACTCAATGGCTTGTTTGAATGCCTTCCCAACCTCAGCCAATTCCAGTGGCTGACGCTCTCTAAACCAGCGTTTGGATTTGCCAGCCACTTCTTTTATTAGTTCAGTGAATGAGGCATCAGCCTCAGCCACAGCGGCTGCAGTAGCAGCAGCAGATGCTGTTTTTCTTCCAGCTGATGGGGCTGGTAATGGGGTTGGTGGAGGTGCTTCAGTGTAGGGAGAGAGCATAAAAGCAACTTCCTCTGCCAGTTGAACAACATGAGTTGTTGAGTCATATAAATGAGCAGATACAATCAAGGCAGAATAAGCCAGCACATCACCAGTTTCCAAAACTATGGGTTCAGCAGCGTCTGCTGTGTGGCTTTTCACTTGAAGCTCAAGCAGCTCTTCAATCAAGCCAAGCAACAAATGCGCATACCAATTAGCATCTCTATAACTTGCCAATTTTGGCGCATTCAGGATTAGCAGTTCTTCAACATATTTTTGTGTGTTCATAATACGCAATGCAAACAAGAGGTTAATTTGTTAAATGCTGTGTTGATGTTTTTGTTGACAATTGACACAACCTCTAGGTCGTACCTCATACAATAGTTGACTAAATCCAGGAGGTCAGTGTCATTGGGGCCTGGACCAACGTTGGGCCGAGACAGCCAAACAATGCGGGGCTGCCAAAAACGAAGCACGGCATCCAACTCTAGCTGACGACGAATGTCAGTAAACACAGGAAATGAGCCAGGTTGAATTGACGCCAAAGCCACTTCAATGTTGGCCAAAGACAAATTAGAAAAGGGAGCCCCATGATAAAGGGCAGACAACAGATCCATTGGAGTCAGCTTAATAGGGTGCCCATCAATAATATAGTGGGTAGCTGCCCGCCATTGCTTGTTTTCTAACAAGCTTGGGTCAACTCCCCACAACTTAGCCACTAATTGTTTGGTTAAACACGAGAATTTGATGATGGAGCACCCTGTAAACTCTCGCTCCAATAGGCTGGCCAAAGTGTCTTTGCCAACTCCAGAATATCCTAATAGCACCAGAGAATCACAGGGTGTCATAACCAAGCCAAATTTAGAACGCGTCTATTAATTGGTTTAACTCATCCTCATCAAGATTGTCAATGTCTGTGTCGTCAATAAAGCCGTTGTCATCATCTTCATCATCTTGTTCTTCATCTTCCTCAACTAGCTGCTCATAATTGCGCTTGGTGACTTTGGCTTTTGTGGCTGTAGGTTTGGAGGGTTTGGAGGCTTTTGGTTTTGACTTGGAGGATGAGGCTGATGCTGACTCCAGCTCCAAAATGTTGATGCGGCCATTTCCGCCGTAGCTGCCGTCTTCATTTTGGAACAAATAAAAATTAATGCCTCTGCCTTCTAACAACGCTGCAGCAAGTAGTTGAGCCGCTTCTTCTTGGCTATATTCGTTGCCTTCATCATCCTTGATGACTGTGTTTTTTAACACAGCACGGAATTTGATTTGATCTGGGCTACGTCTAAAGTTGGTGTCGCAAAACGCAGTTAACGCGTTTAGCATGTTGAACTTGCCAGCAGATTTGAAGCTGCTGCTGGTGCTACGATAGTAGTTGTTGTTGTTGGTGCGGCGATAGCTGCTGTTGGCATTTTTATTGCTTAAGCGTTTCATGAACTTGCTCCTATGTCACTTGTTTAGTTATGGCTTCAATGGCTTTCTCGTTTTTTACCTTAGCAGCTATCATGAGAAGCTGCAAGTTGCGTTTAACATTCTTAACAATTTTGCCTGTGTTGTCCACAAGCAACTTGGAAATTGGCACAAAATGCAAAGAGCAGCTGCCGCAGTAAGTGCCAAACTTGATTTGTTTTTTAGGAAGTGGGTCTGTGTTTTCTAAGATGTAGTCGGCTGCAGCTTTGAATTGCTCTTGTTCATAGAGAGCGCAAGCTGCATCATAGTGCTTTTGTTTTTCCACAGCTGCATCAGCCACTTCTATGGCATCAAACACAGAACCTGGATATTCAACTACGAAGCTAAGGTCTTTTGGTTTGGCCCACACATGCCATTCACCAGACACAGAATAGTCAGGAAACAACTCCTTAGCTGCTGCCAAATACAAACTCAGCTGGGTGAAATAGCCATAGTTGTCTACTAGAAGCTTCTCTTCTTCTGCTTCTTGCTTGGAAAACGTTCTAATGGCTTTGCATTCAATAATCGACACAGACTTGGTTGTGTTATTAACTACTAAAAAATCACAATGGCCACCAATGCCGTGATACTGCAAATCAAAGTTTTTGTGAATGGTGGCATTGGGATATTGATGCTTTAGCTTTACAAACACAGCACTTTCAAACAAATAGCCAACCGCAATGTTCATGGCTGATGGCAGATCAGGCCGAGAGCTTTTGGTGACTGTTTCTGGCAGCTCAGGCAGCAGCTTATCCTCAACAAACAATTGCAACAAAGGCAAACCTGCTCTAGAAACCCTGAAGCCTTTTGGTTTGGAGCTATTGTAGTTGTAGGCTTCTTGAGCTTCGGAAGCAGCAAAAGCCAATAGAGCCGGGGCATTATAGTCGTTCATTTTTGCTTCACCTCTATGCGATAGGCTTCTATTGCATCTGCGATGGCATTGGCAACCACATCTGCATTGTATTTTTGCATGTCGCTTTCATTGTCACAAAAGCAGACCTCAACCAAGACAGCCACAGCAGATGTGTGTTTGAGCACAAACAAATGCCTGCCTTCTTTGACTCCCCGGTTACGAAAACCACATGCTGCTGCAATTCTGTCCACTATGTGACGAGCCAATAACTTGCCTTTTACTGACACAGCAAAAACCTCTGTGCCATGAGCTTGCTTATTGAAGCAATTGAAGTGCAAGCTCAAAAACAAATTGACTTTAGCTTCATTAGCCGCATTACACCGCAAACGCAGCGATTGAGACACTGAAGACACAGGAACTTTGGGCAAACAATCAACTACTGTGTGGCCATTGGCTTGCAATCGCTGGGTGAGTTTGGCAGCTAAGTCTTTGGTTAGATGGTCTTCGGTTGGCCACCTTGGACTCAAACCAGCACATCCTGTGTCTGGTGGACAATTGTGGCCAGGATCAATTCCTATTTTCATAATCACAACCTCCTTGCTACTAATGAATACGTGGTTGGCCAATGGAAAGCAGCTAATGCAGTAGGGGCCCCACTAGCTTTGGCTAACTGCACCCTCTAGAATGGCCTAGAAGGCCTTTGTTTTTAGCTGGATAGTGTTTACCACCTGAAGCAACTTAGAGAGGCCTTGTAGGCCCTTGTAGAGGCCGCTAATTGAATGATTGCAACTAAGGCCATCTACCCCCTGTCAATTGCAACTTCACCTAAATACCCTCCCTCTATGTAGCGGAAGCTTCTAATAACGAACGTAGCGTGATGCTTCCGCTGTGATTAATTTCTTCTAAGCTGCTCTTGTTAGTTAGTTAGTTAGTATTTGCTGCTTATGCTATTCTAACACAGGAACTTGGTTCAGATTATTATTAAAATAATCTGAACCAAGAGAAACATAAGCTAGTTAACTAGCTGCATTAGTTATAGCATTAGTAGCATTAGTAGTATTATTATAATAATAATAAAATAAATACTAGTTACTTTAGCTAATACTAGCTAATGCAACTAGTTGAGCTAAAGCAGCAAGTAATAGCTGCGTTAGCTAGTTAATATAGGGGTCATTGGCTGTGTTGTTGAGCTGCTTGGGCAGCTTGAGGTTGTCAAGCACTTGCTTGCTTAGTTTGATTGACACAGCCAATTTCCTGTGTTAGATTAGAGAACAAGGGCATATAAACCAAGGGCAAATTGTGGCAGAAAAACTAACTAGCGCCACCACATATGTGGTTGTGCAAATGCAGTGATTAGGAGCGTATCATGAGCATAAATCCAACCTTAGCCAAGTACTTTGAACCAAGTAGCCGCATAACAGCGCTGGAGCAAGGGCGCAAATCAGCTGGCGCTAGCTGCAACGTCTTCGTAATGGAAGACAGCATTGACAGCATAGCTGAGGGAATTGCTTGGGCAATTCAAGTGCTAGCGTATCAAGGAGCACCTACGGTGTACTTAGGCAATCTAAGACCACCAGGTGCTCCAATTTCTTCTGGTGGCACAAGCAGCGGCCCAGTAAGTTTTGCTGAAATTCTGGATGCTGTGTTTGCCAGCATGCGCCGCACAGAGAAGAAAAACGGAGCTGGCCAGCTAATAATGCCTTGGAACTACCCAGACAGACAAGAGCTGGTGAAGTTTCTTTCTTTTCCATTTAAGGCAGCTTACAGGGCTGTGTATGTGCCAAGGCCCAACACGGAAGAAGCTGCCCAGTTGCTGCGTGACAAGGAGCTGATTAGGTTGCTCACCAAAGCCTACGACAATTTTCAGTGTTTCCTGGTGAAAGAGCCAGCTGGTGTTGGTTTGTTTACCAACCTCTGTACGGAGGTTGAGATACCACACAGAGGCACTTGTGTGCTTGGTGCCATTAATCTCAGCCAATTTAGCTTGAATGGCTTAGTTGACTTATTTCCTTGTGTTATGAAAGAAGCAGCTAAGGCCATGTACAAGCACATGCGCCAAAGCAACGAGCTAATCAAATCCACTCCTCTGTATTGCAATGACACTAAGAACCGCCAATTTGGCCTTGGCTTGTTTGGCATGGCTTCTTTCCTTGGAGCTAATGGTGTGTCATATCGAGAGCTGGCAGATGCTCTTCTTCACACCATCTATGCATGTGGAGGCAGGTTTGCCACAATTGAAGAAATTGCTCAGTTGGCAGAAGACTTGCAAGAGCAATCACTAGCTAACCAAATAGTGGCTGCTTTAGCAAGAGGTTATTTAGCAGCCACACAAGAAGTGGAGGGCCTTATAGAAAGAGCCTTTTGCTTTCAGCCTACCGTGTCCACAGCCCATCGCAGCACAGACAGGTTTGGGTTTGTGTCTTCGCCGGAGCTGCAGCCAGTGATTGGCCTCAAAACTGAGGAAAGCGTGAGGACCATCATCAAGTCAGCAGTTAAAGGCGACAAATTAGTGGATTATCATCCTCGTACTTGGACCGTGTATGAGGTGCCGTATGAAGACTATAGAGACCTCAGCGCTGCTATGCAGCTTTTGATACAATCCACTGGATTAGCCCACCGTCACAGCCACTGCTTCTACGGCGAAAAATTTACTGAGGAAGATTTTGTTAGCTGGTTCACTAAAGAGCCTTTCCTTCACATCCAAAGCCTTTACTATCGGCTAAAGCCAGCCAATGACGCCAGCCTTCGTAAAGACCAGCTTTGGCAATCCACCGAAGGCATTGTGGACTTTGACGTGGACCAAGCCCTAGCTGAGTGGGCACAACAACCAGGTCAAATCAGTTGTGCGTGTGAAGGGTGAGGTGAAGCAAAATGCATTTCAACAACCAATTTGCTCGCGATCACTTGCTAATGCACATGCCAGATTATTTTGACAATGCCATTTCTAAAGTGTTGGCATTTGTTAATTTGTGCATCTACCCTCACAAGTTTGAGGTGGTTTACGACAGCATCAGAAACCACCACAGAATTAGCAGTCTGGTGTTTGATTGCCTCAAAGGCACCATAAAAGCCTTGTTGGTGTTAACCCACAGGCATCATGCCGAATGCCACCGCAGCATTGATGAGTATGTCGTTGATTTTGTTGAATTTATTAAGAATGACAAATCAAACGACCCCATCCGCTTTTTGCTTTCGATGCGTTTCTACATGCCTCGCTACCAGTTTGCCAAAGGCTTGAAAGTTGCGTTTGGCATTGATTGGCGTGTTCTGGTAACAGAGCTGCTGGAATTGGAAAAGCCACCCAATCCTCAAACCCATCACTCTCTGTGTACAAACAACTACCTAAGAAACTTACTTCGCACTTACGTTGTGTATAAGAATTACAAAGACACACACGAGGATGGCTACAAGCAAGGGGAAAATGATGTAGTGACTTTGCTTAAGCAAACCTATGCCTATTCCACTGCTCTTCCTGCTGAGCAGTTGAATGCTTTGTTCTTTGGGCTTTGTGCCAACTTACCAAGCTGGTCCTATGATGTGCGGCGCAAAGCAGCATATGCCATTGACACAGCCCAAGACGGGTACTATATTATAAACAGGCCCTACCCAACGCCTGAACCTGTTTTGGAAACCATATGCTAGTTTGTGTTAAATCAGATTTTGTTCTTCGTGTAATTTTTTATGACTATGCTGGCAGTAGCTGGCTCGACAAATGCATGCACCATGCCGTGAGTCGCTATAGCCAGCTTTTTGGCTACAAAGGCAAAATCAGCCACTGTGGCATTCAGCTGAACTCCCATTACTATGAAATTTCGTCAGAAGGTTGTTACCGTGAGGAATGGGATAGTTCTATTTTGGAACTGCCTTTCACGGTTGGTTACTACGAAATAGATTTGAACGACATAGAAGAGGCAGCTAAGGCTGCCCAGTTTATGCTAGATTATGACTTTCAAATCAACCGCAAGCTGGATTGGTGGGCTTGTGTTCGGTATGCCGTTGCGTTTATGCGGCTTGGCCAACTTTCCGACACAGACAAGGGAGAAGCCACCATTGATTTTTCCCTAGAACCTGGCTCCATAAAAAAAGAAAATAACTTGATTCACTTCAATCTTCCCTTCACTTGTGCCACCCAAGTCATCAATGTATTGGGTGTGTTGTTTAAGATTGGGCCTGCTTTAGATTGCCACATTCCAGATGCCATTGCCCATTATTTGATTAGTTTAGCTGAAGCAGGCTATGGTTGCAGTTGTATGGAGGTTGATTATGACACACGTCGTTAAAAGAGTTAGATGCCCTAAATGCGCTTCTCATGGCAAAGACACCAGCGGTGATAATTTGGTTTTTTATGAAGATGGAGGTGCATTCTGCTTTGCGTGTGGCTTTACCATACCACCGTCTCGAAGAGCAGAAGCTGATCAAACACCCACAGACACTGTTCTTGATTTTGACCTTCCTTCTGTGTATCTAGGCAAACGCGGCATAAGCGATGAGGCCATTGCCTTGTATGGCGTTTGCGCCAAGCAAAACCCAGATTCGGGAGAGATTTGGCTAGAATTTCCTGTTTATGACGCCAATGGGCAATTTGCATTTGCTCAACGCCGCTATGTTGATGTGAGAACTGGGCAACTATCGCGTGCATTTCGATCAGAAAAAGGAACTAGAATTACCAATCCTTTATTTGGCTGGCAACTAGTCAATGAAAAAACACAGAGGATTTTGCTGTGTGAAGGGCTGACGGACACGCTTGCTGCCGCTAGCAAACTCCTCCAAGAAGCCAATTATGAGTGGGTTGTGCTCGGATTAGTAGGCGCAGCATTTGCCAAACGAGCTGCTGCGTTTTTAATGCGGTATGCTGAAAATAAAGAAGTTGTAATTGCGTTTGACAATGATGCTGCAGGTGCAGAAGCCAAATCTGCATTTACTTCTTACTTGCAGCAAAATGAAAGCACCATCAAACCTAGAGAATTAAAAATTCCGTCTGCTTACAAAGACGTTTGCGAGTGGTTGGGTGCAGAACCCACCATTTCTTTGACTGAGCATTTAGAGCACAGCCACCATCTCTTAAGTCCTGACATCGTCAGCTCTTTAGAAATTGCCGATTCTTTTATTCAGTATTTAGAAGCTCTCAAAAACGAGAAATTCTTAAAGTTTCATTTTTCGCCAACTTTGGCTAATGCCATTAAGTTGATGCCAGGAAAGCTCTGTGTTGTTGCTGGTGATGCAGGCAAAGGCAAATCAACTCTGGTAGAGCAAATTATTTTGGAAGTATTGGCTGATGGACACAGAGTGTTTATGATTTCTGCCGAAATGAGACCAGCAGAAGTTGCACTCAAATTGGTGAGAAATGCAAAAGGCATCAACTACTATGACAAACAGGTGATAGAGAATCTCACAGAAGAAGAACTTAACAGCTTGAGGGCTTTTGCCAATGCTTTGCTAAAGCGCCTCCACATGTTTGCTCGGTTTGGCACTTGCACAATTCAAGAAATTGAGGACAAGTTGCATGAGCTGGTTGCTGCTGGCTTGGCACCCAGCTTGTTGGTAATTGACCATGTGCTCGCCATCGCAGATGAGGGCACACCAGAAGAACTTGAACAAATTGCCAAGCAGTTAAAGGCATTGGCTGAACGTCAATCAATTCCCATTATTGCCCTGTGTCATGTGAGAAAGCAGTTAAAATCCAACAAACGCATCATCTACCGTCCACAGCTTTCGGACATCTACAACAACAGTGGGTTGGCTCGGTATGCAGATGTTGTGTTGGGTGTGGCTTTAGATCCTCAAAAACGCATCACTTATGTTGAGACAATCAAGCTAGAACGCATGAGCGGCGGTTATGCAGATATTATGCTCAAGTTGGTTGACTGGAGCTTGCAAGAAGTTGAAGAAGACGCTTCTTCGTCACCTTCTTATGCCGATGCAATTGAGGCTTCTGATTTAGATGATGTGGATGTGGAGGAACTATTTTGAACAAACGGCGTGTTAAAAAGGCTAAAGTACAATCCATGTTGGAGCAAAGGTTTGTTGAATTGTGGCATGAGCTGGCTCCTGATCTTCAGCTTGAGCCACAATTTAAAGACACTCGCATTAGAGGCATAAAGCGGTGTTTGCCCTATGACTTTAAAGTGATTAATGCTCCTATTTTGATTGAAATTAATGGTGGCACAGCAGGGTGGTATAAAAGCGGCCACACAACTGCTGCTGGCATTCGTCGCGACTACATCAAAATCAACCGCGCACAAATGCTTGGCTACTTCATTTTTGTGCTATCTACCACCATGGTATCGCCATTGCACATAAGAGAAATTGTGCAATTCACAAGAAACTTGTGCTATGCTAACACTAATCCGAGGAGCTACGTCCATGGCCAAACTGCCCAGCAATAAATTGTTAGTAATCGACACAGAAGGGCTGACTTCAGATACGCGCTTCAATCCTGAGTTGCCTGTGTATACCATTGGCATGTTGGAAGTGGACGCTACCGGCAAACGAACTTTGCGACATTCTAAAAACGTTAAAAGGGCAATTGAGTTTATTGAGGAAAAGCTGCAGGAAGGATATGCCCTTGTTGGTCACAACCTCAAATTCGACCTGTGTGTGTTGCAAAGCAGAGGGTTGAAAGTGCCTCCCTCTGCTTTGCTTATTTGTACGCTGCAAATGGCCTATGTGAAGAATACAGCAGCAGTTGGCAAGCTGTCATTAGACGCCCTCACTGGAAAAAAGCTTCACATAATTGAGGAATTTGAAAAAGAAGGTGTGTTTAAAAACACAACCAAACCAACCACATTAGAGCAGTTTTGGTCAATTGATTGGTCCAAAAACGCCAACGCAATTAAGCTGATCACCCGCTATTGCTTGCAAGACGTTGAAGCCACCTACTTTCTGTATAAAAAACTGGCAGCTTGGTTTAATGCCAATCCTAAGTTCTTAAACTCCTTGTTGAAAATTGAGCTGCCAATGTTGCGGGTGCTAACGCAGCTTGAGCAAAATGGCATTTATATTAGCTCGCAAAGGCTACAGGCCTTGATGCTTGATTTAGAAGATGAACTTAGAAAAGCCAAAGACCAAATCACTAACCGCTATCCTGGTTTGCCCAAGCTGAAGTGGGATGCAAAAACACAAGAATTTGTGCCTCATGAGGTGATATACAAGAGAGGCTACTACCGTAACAAACGCAACATGTCTTATTATGCGGATGCCAATGGAACAACGGTGGCTTCCGATCCCTATTATCTAGGCAATCATTGTCCGTTGGTGCCTTTTAATGCCAGTGCTGCAACTGGCCATATTTGGTGGGTTTTAAAAAAAGACGCTCCATCTGCCTTAGCTAAAGCAGACAAAACGCCACAAGGACGGCCAAAAATGAACAAAACCTTTTTTGCAGCAGTGGCAGATGAATTGCCGCCGCATTTGCCATTGGCCACAATAATTAAGTGCACCAAGCTCCTTGATCTGTGTAAGACGCTAAGAAAACACATCCACAAGGACGGTCGCATTCATTGCAATTTTGTTAGTGCACGGACACGCACAACCAGGTTGGCCAGCAACTCACCAAATTTACAAAACATGCCACGTCCTTGGGACGATAAACACCCAGACTATCGCACTCTCAAAGACTATGGCATGAGGTTTAGGCAATTATTCTGTGCTCCTCCAGGCAAGCGCATTTTAGTTGCTGACCTAGACAGAATAGAAGTTGTGGTGTTGGCTTGGTTTTTAGCCAACGTCACCAAAGACGATAAGCTGCTAAAAATCATAAATTCTGGAGAGGACGTTCACACAGCTAATGCCACTAACTGGGGCATTAGCCGCAGCTTGGCCAAAACAGTGTTGTTCCTCCTCATTTACGGAGGCTCAGCCAATCTCATTTTCAAACGCGGTCTTACGCCCACCTTTGAAGAGGCACAGAGGGTGTTTGATCAAGTTCACTCCAGCCAACCCTCTATTGCCAAACTCAAGGAACTTTGCTGGAGCACAGCTAGGAAAAGAGCAAAAGTAGATGGCATGCCTTGGGTGAGCAATCCATTTGGTGCACGGGGCGTGTATCCAGAACTGCTTAGCCAAAACAAATGGGAGCGCTTCAAAGGCGAGCGCATGAGCTTCAATTTCATCATTCAAAAAACTGCCCGGGATGTACTTCACCTTCTGTTGATTGAATCTCTTCCCTGTGTAGAAAAAGCCGGAGCTTCTTTTGTCAACATCATCCACGACGAAGCTATTGTGGAAGTTGATGCAGACAAGGCACCGCAATTGTTGCAGGACCTTAATAGGATTTGGAACAACCGATTTGACATACTGCCTGGTGTGTGCATCAATGGCGAGTGGCATGATGGCGAAAGCTGGTTTGAAGCCAAATAACACAACCACTTCCACAACCACTTATTAGTTGGTGAAGACCACTATTAGAAATTGTATGGGAGCAGTTGGAGCAGTTGCCGCTGGAGTTTCAGCAGTCGGCGGCTTAGTCTCATTATCAAACCAGCAAAAACAAGCACGGGCACAAAGAAAAGCACTTGATGCCCAGAAAAAGCAACAACAACTGCAAGCGGATTTGCAATTAGTTGCCATAAAAAACCAGCGCTTAATTGATGAAATGCAAGATGCCCTAGAAGATGCTGCTAGGCAACAAGCGTTTTTGCAAACTGATGCTGCTTTGCGCATGCAAGAGCAACTTAACGCCCTTGCAGTTGAAAATGCCAAGTTTGTGGCCAATTTAGACCTGATAAAATCCCGCTTTAATGAGCAACAAACTCAATTAAAAGCAGAAGAAAAAGCCACAAGAGAAAAGCAAAGAGCAGATGAGGAGCTCATCTCTGCATTGGGTCAAACCAACGCTGCTTATGCCAACCAAATCAAAGCCCTTCTTAACAGCCTGCAACAAGACACCAACCAACGCCAAGCTCTGCTTGCCTTGTTGGATGCAGGTGCTGCCAAAGGAGGCATTAATGAGGCGTTGTTGACTTTGTTAGACACAGCCTCACCAGAAAATGAATTTGAAGTGGCTAGAGCAGGTGAATTGGTGGGCACTAAAGCAGCCAAACTAAAAGCCATGAGGGACAGCAACGTTGCAATGGCAGATGCAGAAAAAACCTTGGTTCAAAACACAGCATCATTGGACCGTGTTTTGACTGATTACAAAGCCAATCAAGATCTGATAAATGCCACGGCTGCTGGTGATGTGGCAGCCAATGCGTTTAGGTCACAGCGTTTGGCCAACCAAGCCAACTACAACATTGGTGTGTTGGCAAATGAAGTGGCCAGACAAAGTCGGTATTTGCAAAGTCAACTCAATGAAGAAGTGCTAAAGCAAGGTGTAGCTTTGTCTGCTGACACTCTTGAAGCACAAAAACGCGCTATTCGCACACCAGGCTTTTTTGATTATTTGGCACTAGGTCTAAATGCCTACAACACCTATCAAAAACTAACACCATAACACCATGAACACTCGCTACATTGGAAGTGACGAATCGTTTTTCTTAGCTCAAAAGGCTGGTCAGGCTGTGTGGGAACAAGCCCTGGCTGCAGCTGATAAGATCAAGAGCTCAACTATTGATTTTTTAGACACAGCCCTCAAAAACAATGAGAGGCTAATGCAGCTTAGTGCTCAAAATGCAGCAGCCAAAGCAGCAGCAGCTTCTTCTGCAAATGCTGCTGGTCTGGCTGCCTTAGCTGATGCTGGTCTGGAGTATTTGGCCTTACGCCAAAAGAAAGAATTGGAAAAAGCCAAACTCCAAGAAGAGCTGGCCAAGCAAGAACGAGAGAAGCTGCTAAAAGCCAATTTTGAAAAAGCCACTATGGAGCTTGGGCAGCTAATCCAAGACTATTTTGATAGTGGTGCTTTCTTCCGTGATATTGACACAGAAAAAGGACCAATCACAGGACCACAATCATTTAGAGATGCTGCTTTAAAAGCCCTAACTAATGTGGGTGAGTTGGACCCACAAGATAAAATCAAGCTCCTCAATAAAATCAACGAAATCACTGAATCCACATCTCAGCAGCGCTTGCGGAAATTGGAAAATAAAGTGGAGCAAGAGCAAGCCAGAAGAGCTGATGTGGTAGCTGCTGGGTTAGAAATCAAGCTTGGGTTGTTGTTTGCCAACCTAAAACAAGCAGGTAATGCACAACAAGCTCAACCATGGCTTGATCAAATAACCAATGAAATCAAAAACTTCATGGCAATGGAAACCACTTTGCCTGAAGAAGAAAAACTGAGAGTAGCGTCTCAAATTCTACGCAGAGCTGCAGCTGCCTACGACATAAAGGCAGAAAAATTTGCTAAGTACAACGCAGATTTGATTAATTTCCAAAAGTTTGCCGAAGAATACAATCGAGCCTTGTTAGAATTCCGTCTTCCTGTGTCTAGGGACTACAACAACCTCGATGTGTTTAAGGCAAAAGTGGCGTTGGCTAAAGCCAAATACGGTGATTGGTCTCAAGACGTTGTGAAAATCAACGAAGCCGAAAGACTAGCCAACGAAACCATTGAGTTGCAGTTGCAACAGCAAAAAATTCAAGAAGAAGCCATTCGTAATGCAGGTAAGCAATTTCCATTCAGTAATGCGTTTAGTGTTTTTGTGGCTGCGAATGCCATTAGTGATCCTTTTTTTGCGGAACGTCTGCTAGCTTCCCCTTATGCCACCAACCCTGCCATCAAGAATGGGCTTTGGTTGGCTGAAGAATACAAGAAATGGGAAAAAGAACGGGCAGAACTGCAAGTTGATTTGGCGAAATCCAACATTGAGTACTACCGCATGGATCTCCGCCGTGCCGATGCCATGGCAGCGGTGATCAACAAACTAGCTGAACGTAGCACGGCTAATGAGCTTTCGCCTGCAGATCAAGAATTTCTTAGTCTGTTGCAGCAAAATGCACCTGAGCTTTTTGCCATTTACCAAGCCAAGCTGCAAAATCCCAAAGCACCAATTGACACAAAAGCCCTCAATGATGCGCTGAATTTAGAAAACACAGCCATCACCCGTGTTCAACAAGCCATTTTGGAAAAACGAGCAGCTCAAGAAGCAGCTTTAGTTGCAAAATACTCTCACTTAGCTCAAGCTGGTCTCCTCTTAGACAGGCAGCAAATTGCTAAGTTGGCTGAAACCAACCGCTCTAGATTGCAACAAGAACTGGCCAATGCTGCTAAGTTCTTGGATGAGGCTAAAGTGAGGTCTGTGTCACCATCACCTCCGCTTGGAATACAACCAAATTTTGATGGCTCGTCTACGTTTGCACCCGACGTAGACGGTAGCGGAAGGGTGCGTGTTGCCCCTAGAGCCCGTTTACAAAACATTAGAGTGGGCAATCAAGTCATCATTTCTCCTGTGCAAGCAGGAGCTTATGCACCCATTACCAATGCGTTTGGTGCACCCAGACCTGGCAATAAGAGACACACAGGAGTGGATTTTGGTGTGGATGGTGATGAAAAAGCAGTGGCATTAGTTAGCGGAGTTGCCTATGTGGGAAGAGCCAACGGCTATGGCAATTTCATTGATATCATAGGCGACAATGGCTACGTCTACCGCTATGCACACCAACAAGCCCTTGTAAAAACTGGACAAAGAGTTAAAGCAGGCGAGCCCATCAGCTTCAGTGATGGCTCGGGCATCAACATTGGTGGCCGGCATTTGCATTTCGAAGTCCGAAACAAAGCCAACTTTGATAGCAAAGGCAACTACATTCCCTCTTATGGTTGGGATGGTGTTGTTGATCCTATTGAGCATTTGAAAAAACTGAGCATCAACGACAGCAACATTCTCAAACCCAGATCAAATGGGGTGTTTTTTGCTCGCACCCATCCGTGGCTAAAAGCTGCAGCCAATGCTGCCCTAACTTCACACGGAGCCATTCAAGCCAATGTGTTTCAAATGCCTGGTTCACCCCCTCGTCCTGCCAATCAAGTTCACAATGTGCAACGCCCGGTGTCTAAAGGCTTTATGCCATTCACACGAGGAGAAACCCAAACCTATGATTACAATGCGGACTATGGCTACAGCATCTTACGCAACAAACCCAGCTGGCGTAAAGCAATTGTTGATGCTGCCAAAGAACTTAAAATACCAGCTGAGTGGCTTGTCGACATTATTCAACAAGAATGTGGGTGGCGTATTAACCTAAGACACGGTGGACGCATAACTGGTATCATCGGCTTTGATGATCCCACTGCTGGCAACAAACCATTTGAGCAGCAAGTGCGCATGGCGGTTGACTACTACAAGAAAGTTGGTTGGCTAGACGTGGTTCGACGCAAAGGACCCGATGCTTCAGTGGCTGATTTCTGGATTTTATCTAGGGCAGGTACCGTGCCTCTCAAACGATTGGGAGGCAAGAACATGCGCCAGTTCATAATTGATGGTGGCAATCCCTATGAGCTGCGCATGAACGATCTTGGCACCACGTTTGGCTATGAGCTGGAGCTGCTAGGTAAGTGGGTCGGCCGTCGCTACCAAATCCCATTCTCTAAAAAACGAAATTCTCGTGTTAATCGAAATGCGGCTATTTCCATGTCCTATGATCCTAACTGCCCTGTGTGCAATGAATTGCTAGCGTCAGGATCTTGGGTGGCTCATCGACACGATAATCCCATTGCATGAAACGCCTATGACTAGAATTAATCCCAAAAACATTGTGCAAGAGCCTGATTCTCCTATTGTGGCTGGTTTTGCTGGATTGTCGTCAGCCACTGTCAATCAAGGCACAGACAGCATTTATTTGGACAAGCTAATCAATGCTGTCATTTCCAACACAGGAGAAATCAAATCTCGGTTAGGAAGTAAAGTGATAGCCATTCTCACTTCAGCTTCCAGTTCATCCCATGTGTGGAGGTTTGCTTTTCAAAACACAGACTTTGTGCTCATGAAAGCAGGCATTGATTTGCTGCTTTTTGCAAAAGACAACTTAGCCAATTACCAACTTATTTCTTACAAACCTGGTGTGTTTAGAAATGAAAGCACCAATGAAACACCTTCTTTTGTTGCTCATATTAGTGGTTGGAAATGCTTTGTTTTGATTGCCACTAAATCCACTCCTTTGGTGTGCTTGGCTTTGGTTTCGCTTAATGGCACAATCAACTCAGTTAGCGGCAATTCAATGTCACTTTCGTTGAAAGTTTATCCAGCCGCCAACAACACTCTAAACACAGCTAACACCATCATCAGAGCACCCCAAGGAACGTTTCATTTGCTAACGAGTTTGGCACAAACCAACGCCAACGTAACTGTGAGTTCCACCACTCCTTTTAGCTGGGCCAGCGTTGGCTCCACCATTAGGCTATGTGCTTGTTTTTGGTTTTGGTGTGCTGATGCTAATTACTACCCAGGCAACTACTTGTGGAATTTTGCTGTGAGGCGCAACCAAATTCCCTTAGATGTTAATGTGCCTGTGCCTAAAGAACTGGCCGACAATCCCATCATAAATGAGCCTGCATTGCAAGACTACACAGCTGATTATTATTTTGTGTTTAAAAACAACGCTGATCCTGCACAAGTTTACGATTTCAAAGCCAACAGACAGCCAACCACTGCTGATGAGTGGAGCCAATCTGATGGTAGTTTTTTACCTGGCCGTGGCATGACATGTAACCCAACGCCTTATTTTGTTTCTTTTGGTGCCTTAGAAGCAGGTGGCCAAGCGAACACCATCCTCATTGGCCGTGGCCGTCGCATTTTACTTGGCACAGGAAATGGAGTGGATGTTAGTAATGTGCTGATCCGTGTTAATACTAATCCTGTTGCGTTTCCCACTTTCTTTTCATCTTCTGGGTTGGTTACTAGTGGCTTAGCCACTGGATTCGCAGTGGTTAATCATGACAATTCTGTGTCTGCTTATCGTAACCCAGGTGTTGACACATCAGCTGTTGTTGAACTTGTGTTGGCTAAGCCCTATCGATTTGAAGCCAAAACCAATTTGGTCAACTTAGACCCAAATGAACAAGGTGCTATTCAAGTTGGAGATGGCTGGATTGTCCCTCTCTATGGCTACAATTACCTGGCCAACACAGTAGATCATGATTATCCAAATCTTGTTGGCGTGTTGGGCAATCGGATTGTATTGTCTGGGCGAGACAATAAGGTGGCTTTTTCTCACTTAGATTGGGAATATAGAGGCATTAGCTGGAACAATTTTCAAGTTAGTTCCATGGCATTTTCACCTGCTTCTGCTTATGTTGTAGCTCTCCAAGAAAATTGTTCCAAAGTCGTGGCTGTTAAGTCTGTGTTTGGCATTCTTGTTGTGGCAACTGACGTGGGCATCTTCCGCATTAGTGGAGAATCAGCAACCGTAACTCCTTCTGCTGCGTCAGCTGTTACTGTGTTGTTGAGCAGAGAAATTGCTCCTTCATCAGCTTCCTTTGACCTCTTTGAAAACAAACTCTTTTACATTAGCCGCAATGGATTGTTTGTTCTGGAGTACAACAACGACATTCAAGATTTGCAAAATACCAACTTAGCGGCTCATGTCAGCAATTACTTCCAAACTAAATCACCCCATGCTCTGATTTGGTCACCTAAATTGAAAAGCTTTTTGGTGCAATTTTCCAACACAAGAGAATTGCTACAATTCAATTTTGATTCGCTTACTTGGTCAATCATAAAGTTAGCTACCCTATTACCTCCAAAGCTTAACAACAGCTTTGATGGCTTCACGCTAACCACTCAAGCCACCAATGGCTCTGGCAGTAACACAGCCATTATCCTGTGTGAATGGGATACAGCCACAACTGACCTCACTGGCTTAGCAAGCTGGAGCTCTCTAATGACCCTCTCCATTCCTGGCACCCAGCAGCAAGTGCTGCCTTCGCCCACTGAGATGAGCAATTTAGTCACTCCTGCTGAATTGGTCAGCTTTTTCAATACCCGGTGCTGCCAAGCTGAAGGAGACAACCATGCTCGTGTTATTGGCACTTCAGCAGCTTTGGTTGTTGAACACACAGGAGGAATGCAAAATCTGCCTATTAAATCCGCTTTTGTGACCAAAGCCTTTACTTCAGATCGCTTGAATCGAGCTCACAGAATTCGTGCCTGCAATCTCTTGTTGCGCGGCTCTGGTTTCCTCATCACACGGTTGGTTCTTCCTGTGTTCAATTATGAGGATCGATTTGACGAATGCCAAGCTTGGGCAATCGCCTTGGCTCCTCCCTATCAAGGCAACGATCTTTTGAATGCTGCTTTTGCTGTGCGGCTTGCGCCTGGCAATTCCATCAATCTTCGCATCCCCATGCTCGGGCATGCTGAAGCTTGGCAATTAGCTTGCCAATTCGATCCTTCTCTTTCCATTATTGGCGTACAGTTTGACACGAGCCGCAAAGGACTTAGAAGGACAAAATTGTAAAGAATTATTAAGGTGGCTTGCCTTTCCTCCTTAGCTGCTTTAGTATGGAGCTAGAGCAAACAACAAGGAGGCAATTATGAACCTACTAGAAGCTATGGCCATCATACGAACAAAAATCTGGTACGGAGATTTTAAGGAAATTTTAGAGACTTTTACTTACAGCTACGTGCTAGCTGACATACGTCAGCTAGCCAAGCTAGCACAAATAGAATACAAAAATTTCCTCAAGCTAGCTATCAAAAGCCAGTTAATGGGAGCATTCGCGCCCATTTATGAAATAAAAAACGAAACTGACTTCATAAGAGCTTGTGACATGCTAGCCGAAATAATATCGAGCTGTTCAGCTGATGAAGATACCAAACGCATAGTTGTTAAGCTCTTGCTTGCCTTCTATGTTGATGATTTTCTACGTTGATGATTTTTGTTAACATGTTGATAATTTAATTAATGCAAGCCCAGCTACTAAGTTGGGCTTTTTATTTTGGCTGTGTGACCATGTAAAGAGATCATGTAAAGATTTGTTGCAATTGCTTGACCATCCTGTGTAGCTGCTTTAGTATGAAGCTAAAGCAAGAAACACAGGAGGAAAGTCAATGACAACTAAATTGACAACCATTTTATCCCAGCTAAAAACAGCAGGGATTTCGGAAGACGCCTTAATAATAGCAATAAAGTCAGTAATTACCGACTATGAACTTAAAGAAAATATTGAACAAACACTAGGTGTCGACCACGCAACAGCCATTCAACTGGCAGTTGCACACAAGCTGTGTGAAGCGGCAAACTACCCAATTGAGCCGTATTGGGTTAATCCTGATTTACCCGCGCTTGATTTCGGAGCGTGGGTGGCTAACAACATCGACAAGCTAGATCGTGAGGACATTGGCTCTGTGTTACTAGGTTCGTTGCGCTTGTTGTTTGAGCAAGCGCCAATGCTACTGCCACCCCAGCAAAAGCCCAAGCGGCTTTTGCCTAGGAACTAAATAACACAGCCAATCAGCTTATTTGCTGAATTTACTGACGCCGCTGCGTTGGCAGCGGCTTTTGCTTTATAGCCTATTTGTTGGCGCTGCTTTCGCTTGGCTTTTTCCGCTGTATCTCATCTCCGGAATCCCGATCAAGTTACCGGAGTTTCCTAAGCTACACACGCTAGCACAAGCAGCAAATGCCAACCAACCAAAGCAACTCCCCAATTCCGATCGACATGCAGGAGTTTGCTAGGCTACATAAGCTGCATTTTGTAAACAATTGTTGCAAGTGCTTGCGTGGGCTAGGAAGCTGCGTTAGTATGGAAACGTAAATGAAAAGGAACAACACAGGAGAAAACAATGGAATTTGAAGTTCGTAAAATTCTTTTAGAACTCCGCTACCATAAGGTTCATGCGGAAGACCTCATAGATATGCTGGAATGGCTTGACTCACCAGAATTCACTGAGCATGTAGACGAAATACAAACAATGTTAGGATGCTGCGAAAAAGCAGCCAGAGAAACAGCCATTGCAGCCAAAATACTGGCTACAATGCGGCCGCAGATTAACTCTCAAACCTACAATAGAGTAGCAAAACTAGCTGATGATTGCGCTAGTTGGCTTTTAGAAGTTAGGCATTTACCAAATGCCAAATACCTGGTTGCTTTTAACTTTGACAAAACAACGGGCGACATGGACAGTCGCCCGGGTAAATACGTCAAATTCCACTATGAGTGGGATGATGACGATGATAACGATTATGATTATGAAGACCCAGGATTTAGTGACGATGCTGATGACGCAGACGAAAGCGAAAGCTAAGCTAAGCTAGTCAGCTAAGTTGGTTGTGTTGACCCAGGCAGCGTTGGTTGTCTGGGTCTTTTGCTTGCTTAGCCAATTCTCCGGTTTGCCGATCAAGTTACTGGCCATGGCCATTGCAACAAAAGCCAGTCTAAGTTGGCCATTGCAGCTAAGGCCCTAACACAGGAAAAAATCACAAGGAAAAGGGCAATGAACTTGGTTGTGTTATTGGCAGGCGCATCTCTGCATTGACCATGTCTGCGTTGCGAATGCATGTCTGCGTTGCGAATGCATGTCTGCGTTGCGAATGCATGTCTGCGTTGCGAATGCATGTCTGCGTTGCGAATGCATGTCTGCGTTGCGAATGCATGTCTGCGTTGCGAATGCATGTCTGCGTTG